CTGCGCTTGCTCCGCCCGACGATCCGCAAGGACGGATCGGAGATTTGGTTTAGCTGGAATCCGCGCCATGACACAGACGCGGTGGACAAATTCTTCCGCGGCGGCGCTAAGCCGACAGGCTCGATAGTCTGCCCGGTCAACTGGTACGATAACCCTTGGTTTCCACAAGTCCTCGTTGACGAAAAGGATCAGGATTACGCCAACGACCCCGAGATGGCGGAACACGTCTGGGGCGGTGGCTATGAGATCATTACCGAGGCGGCCTATTACGCCAAGCATATCGCAGCCGCTGAGCGTGAAGGTCGCGTTGGTTTTTATCCTCACCTTCCTGATCTGCCGGTTTATACTGGATGGGATCTTGGTGTTGATGACTACACGGCGATCTGGTTTCTGCAGATCATCGATGGGGTGCGCGTTCGGGTTATCGATTACTTCGAGTCGAGCGGTCTTGGTGCCGACGATATTCTTGCGGATGGCTTGCCGGAATATACGCGCGACCTTCAAGACCGCATTGCCAAGATGGTCGAGATAGGGCGCCCGAAACCTTTCGCCTATCAGCGCCATTTCCTGCCCCACGACATCGGCAACAGAGAGTGGGGCGCCGGCGCCAAGACGCGGATTGAAACGCTGGTTGGGCTCGGCGTGCCACTGGACAGTATTCACCGCGGCGTCGCTCAGGACCCGGAAGAACGTATCAATGCCACGCGGCGATTGTTGCCGGCGTGTGAGTTTCACCAATCCAAGCGCGTGATGCTCGGCCTATCAAGGCTGCGGCGATATTCGCGCAAGTTCAATGAACATCTGGGAACGTATCTCGGACCACTAAAGGACGGCAACGATCACGGTTCGGATGCATTCGGCGAGTTCGCAGTCAATTGCGGGCTTAATCCGCCGAAGGTCGCGCCCGCGCCGCCGCCCGTTGCGCCGCCCGGCAAGTTTATTCCGCCCCCGGTGATTGAGCCGAGCGGTCGAAGGATTCGTATTTGATGACTGACGACTCAACCGACCAGGTGCAGGACGACTATTCGAGCGAGAAACCTCGATCGAGCAAGCCGTACCTTGACGCCATCAAGGAGTCGGAAAAGGCGTTTGACGAATATCAGACCAAAGCCGACAATATCGACAAGCTATATGCAGACCTTGCAAAGCTTGCGAAGACCCTTCGCGATCGTGAATTCCAGCTATTTTGGGCCAATATCGAGGTTCTAAAGCCGTCGGTCTATTCGCGGCCGCCGGTGCCCGTTGTGGTGCCGCGCTTCAAGGATCGCCGCCCGGTGCCGCGGCAGGCATCCGAAATCCTCGAGCGCGCGTGTATTGTCGGCTTTGAGTGCGAGGATATCGATCAGGTCATGCGGCTGGTCCGTGATGATCTGGTGATCCAGGCTCGCGGCGTGGCGTGGCTGCGCTATGAGACCAAGGACGGCGAATATGCGACCGAGCGGGCATGCATCGAGCATACCGATCGGCGCGACTTCCTGCATGAGCTGCAGCGCTCTTGGAAGGATGTAGGCTGGGTTTCCAAGCGGTCTTGGCTCGACAAAGACGCGATGAAGAAACGCTTCGCGGCAAAGAGCAAAGACGCCTATTTGCGGGCTGAGTACAGCGTCCGCAAGGATGACAAGCAGAACGGTGCGGCCGATAGTGAGGCCAAGGCCGGCGTCTGGGAAATCTGGCACAAGCGCGAGAACAAGGTCATCTGGGTCACACCCGGAGTTGATGTGGTGCTTGATGAGGATAAGCCGCATTTGACCTTGGAAGGCTTCTTCCCGTGCCCGCGGCCCGCGTATGGCACGGTGCAGCGTCGTTCGCTAGTGCCTGTGCCTGACGTGCTGTTCTACAAGGACCAGATCGAGGAGATCAACGAGCTCACCGCGCGCATCGCCGCATTGTCCGAGGCGGTGAAGGTCCGCGGCTTCTATCCGGCCGGCTCCGGCGAGATTGGCGATGCGATCGAGGCCGCGATCAAGCGGACCGACAACAACCAGATCATGATCCCAATCTCGAATTGGGCAGCATTCGGTAATGCCGGCGCCAAGGACATGATTGTCTGGCTGCCGATCGACCAAATCGCGACGGTTATTACTGAGCTGGTCCAGCTGCGCAAGGAACTGATTGACGACGTCTACCAGATCACCGGTATTTCGGACATCATGCGCGGCTCGACCGAGGCCAGCGAGACCTTGGGCGCGCAGCAGCTCAAGAGCCAATACGGTTCGATCCGCATCCGGGATCGGCAGGCTGAACTCGTTCGCGTAGCCCGCGACATCGCCCGGCTCGCCGCCGAGATCATGGCGGAGAACTTCTCGGCCAAGACGCTTCTCGATATGAGCCAGGTTCAAATCCCGACCGAGGCCGATCTAAAGCAGCAGGAACAGCAGATTATCGCCGCCGCGCAGGGGCAAATCCAGCAGGCCAAGGCCAATCCGCAGGTAGCCGCCCAGCTCAAGCAAAATCCGCAGGCCGGCAAGCAGATGCTTGATCAGCTCGAGCAGCAGACTAAGGCGCAGATCGCTAAGCTGCGGCAGACGCCGACTATTGAAAAGGTCATGCAGCTATTGCGGGCGCAGAAGTTGCGGCCGTTTGTGCTCGACATTGAGACGGACTCGACCATCCAGCCGGACGAGGATGCGCAGAAGCAGCGGGCGACCGAGTTTATCACGGCCGTGGGCGGCTTCCTCAATCAAGCTGCCACGCTGGTGCAGCAAGTGCCACAGGCCGCGCCGTTGATGTCCGACACCCTGAAATACGTTGCGAGCCAGTTCCGCGCCGGGCGCGAGCTCGAAGGCTCGATTGACGAGTTCGCGGATCAGATGAAGCAGATGGGTGCGCAGCAGAAGGGCCCGACGCCGGAGCAGATGAAGGCGCAGAGCGACGCGGAGATCCAGCAAGCTCAGGTTCAAAACGATGCCCAGCGGCTGGCTCTCGATCATCAGCGTTCGATGGCGGAAATCCAGAACAAGGCCAGCCAGATACAGGCCGATTTGCGTAAGGCGGAATTGTCCTCGCTCACCTCGATTGAGGTGGCGCGGATCGCTGCGAAGCAGGACGCGGACAGCGTGACCATCACGAGCCAGCTTGAGGCATTGCTCGGTTTTGCCCAGATGGACCATGAGAAGGCGTTAGCTGCACAGCAGCAGATCCACGATCAGAACCAGGCAGCGGCCGATCAAGCCAACGATCAGGCGATGGCCGCAGCGGATCGCACGCATCAGCAAGCAGAGGCGGCTACCGACCGGGCGCATCAGTCCGATATGGCGCAGCAGGCCGCGCAGGCCAAAGCCAAGGAACCGGCATAATGGCGCAGGCATTCGCTCCCGGTCTGGTGCTGGTCGATAGCGGCGGCATTCCCGTGACCTATTCGGACAAGCCGGGATTTGCCACGCCGTTTGTGGTGGTGACCGCGAATGCGCCGGCGGCAACGCTGGTGGATGAAGGTGGAATTCCCGTTACGCTGTTGAATGCGGACGGTACGGCTTACGTGGTGTCTTGATGCGCGGGACCTGGGTCTATCGCAACGGTCGATTGGTCGAGAAGGGCGGTCCGGAGGATATTCGCGTCGAGCCGCAGCGCTCCAGCCTTCCGGCGCCAATGCTAATTTCAGACACCATGGAGCCGATCCAATCCATGGTGGACGGCCGGTTCTATACGTCGAAAGCCGTTCTTCGCGCCAGCTATCGCGCTGCAGGCGTTGTCGAAGTTGGCAACGACCCGGCTCGGTTGAAGCCGAAGCCCAAGCCGCAGCCCAACCGTAAAGCGATCCGACAATCCGTCGAGAAAGCCTTTGCGCAGCACGCCTCTGGCGTGAGGCCGATGCAACACTAACCACGTCCTCTCAGACAGGAAAATCCTATGACCGACCAGACCGGAGCGGCGCCCGCCGCAGCCGAGCCCGTTCCCGCGCCTGTTGCTCCGATCGAAGCGCCGGTGACACCGCCGAACCCGGTGGAATCCAGCGGACCCGAAAAAGCGCCCGAGCCGGTCGAGGCCAAGCCGTCGGCGACGGTCAAGGAAGCAATCGCCAAGGCTGATGCAAAGCTGAAGGAAGAGCCGAAAGAGGCCAAGCCGATCGAGGCGAAGCAGCCGGCCAAGGCCGAGGTGAAAGCCGAGCCGAAAGCGCGCGATGAGGCCGGCAAGTTCGCGCCCAAGGCCCCGCAGGATTCGCAGCCGCCCGCGCCGGTTGAGTCAAAGTCTGCACCCGTTGCAGAACAGCCCGCTAAGCCGACGGCATTCCACGAGGCTCCCAAGCGGTTCTCGGACGACGCCAAGGCAGCATGGCAGACAGCGCCGGAGCCGGTGCGCGCAGAAATTCACCGCGCGGTGAAAGAGCTT